GGGCGTATCACGCACGCAGCTCCCAGCCACCCGTATTTGACCCCTTGCGGATGGGTGAACGCGGAGGACTTAAGGGTCGGCGACACGTTGGCGGTCGTAAACCGCTGCGAAGATCGGCCGGACGCTGAGGCGATGCGCCCTGAAGAGGCAAGAGCCTTAGGCTATCTTGTGGGTGACGGTTCCGTCACCCAGGCGATGCCGCTTTTTGTCAACGCCGACCGTGAAGTCATCGACGATTTCAAGAGGTGTATGGCGGCTCTTGGATTCGAAACCAGCGAAGCCCGGCGCGCAACACATTGGGTTGTCCGCGTAAAAGGCGGAGAAAAGGTTCGCCAATGGCTGGCTGGACATGGCTTGGCCGGCGCAAGTTCATACACAAAACGCATACCTCAGAAAGTCCTCAGCGCTGATAACAGCACTATTGCCGCCTTCGTCGGCGCGTACTGGACTTGCGATGGCGGATTTGACGTGCGGCCCACGCGGGAACGGCTTTCGCGATACCGCGCGTACGGGACGACCGTAAGCCAAGGCTTAGCCCATGATTTGATTTACGCTTTGGGGCTTTTGGGGATCGAAAGCCGCCTTCGGAAGAAGGCGCGCAATCTTTCCACAAACGCCCAGCCGGGCGGTGTGTACCGCTCATTTTCAATTGAGGTGCAAAAGGAATCAAGTACCGCGCTTTTTGCGGGTTTGGATGCCTTGTGCTCAAGCAAAAAGCGGATTGCCGAGGCCTGTCGGCGTTCGTTTCCACGCCCGCTGTGGGACGATGAGATTGTTAGCATTGTCCCCGTCCAAAGTGCGCCGTGCATGTGCTTGACGGTCGAGGACGACGGCTCGTTCGTGTGCTCCGGTATCGCTGTCAAAAACACGATGAAGTCCCTCATGGCCTCGGTTTTCTGGCCAGCCTATGAATGGGGGCCTCTAGGCAGGCCCGCGACGCGCATCGTCGGCGCCAGCTATGAGCAAGACCTCGCCATCCGAGACGCCCGCAAGATGCGGCTCTTGGTGCAAAGCGATTGGTTCCAGGCCCGATGGCCGATGAAGTTTGCGGCGGACCAAGACGCCAAGACCCGCTTTGAGAACGCCGCGACCGGCTTTCGCGCCGCAAGGCCCATCACCTCGCTCACTGGCGACCGGGGCGACCGGCTCATCATCGACGACCCGCACTCAGTCAAGACCGCCGACAGCGACACCGAACGGGCCAACGCCCTCCTGACCTTCCGCGAGGCGGCGCAATCCCGCCTTGTCAGCCCGGCCAAGTCCGCGATCTTGGTCATCATGCAGCGCCTGCACCAAGACGACATCTCAGGATGGATTTTGGAGAACGCGCCCGAATACGAAAAGCTCATCCTCCCCATGGAGTTTGAGCAGAACCGCAAGTGCGTCACGCGGTTCTTTGAAGACCCCCGCACGGAAGAGGGCGAGCTTCTGTTCCCCGCACGCTTTCCGAAGGAAGTCGTGGAGCGGGACAAGCGGGTAATGGGCGAGTACGCCACCGCAGGCCAGTACCAGCAACGGCCGTCCCCTCGCGAAGGGGGCTTGTTCAAGGCCGATCGGATCAAGATCATCGACACCTTGCCTCAGGGCATCCGGTCTTGGGTGCGCGCCTGGGACTTGGCCGGCACGGAAGGGGCGGGGGCTTGGACCGCCGGCGTCCTGATGGGCAAGCATCCCGACGGCTACGTCATCGCGGACGTGGCCCGGTTCCAGAAGTCGCCCGGGGCGGTGCAGACAGAGATCAAGGCGATCGCGGCCCTTGATGGCAAGCGCATCCCGATCCGCCTGCCACAAGACCCGGGACAGGCGGGGAAAGGGCAGGTGGCGGACTACGCCAAGGCGCTTGACGGCTACATTCTCAAAGCCGTGCCCCCGACAGGGGACAAAGAAACCCGCGCCTTGCCCTTCGCGGTGCAGGTCGAAAACGAACGTGTCCAGATGCTGAATGGCGACTGGAACGACGCCTTTTTGGGCGAGCTTCGGCTATTTCCCGCCGGTCGATACAAAGACCAAGTGGACGCCGCGTCGGACGCCTATGCCGAATTGGTTTCAGCGCCAGAGCCTGTGACCTTGGCCGCCCCTCTCGGCGCCACCCGTTCAAGCAGCTTCATTGGTCAAGCAGGATAGAGCCATGCCGAAGGGAATGATCCGTGGTGGGTCCAAGCGCCTGTCAATCAAGGCGCGCCGCGCCTCTCAGCTTGCCGGTCAACTGGCCGAGGCGTATCGCCAGTTTGACATGCCGGAAAACCACACGCTCTGGAACACCGTGGCCGATCGGTACGGGGAGGCGGCGGACGGCCTGCAAGCCCGCCGCCGGGGAGCCCGCATGGACGGCGGCATGAAGCGAAAAGGCATATACAAGATGCAAAGCCCCATTCTGAAGGCGGCCTATGCCGCTGCGTCGGATGTGGAATTTGAAAAGGCTTGGGGTAAGCCACCAAAGCCAAGGGTTCCGCGCAACAGCGTGGGCCAGCCCAAGCCTAAAGGTGTGAAAGCCTTCCGCATGGGGAACATCCGCATCCTTGTGGGCCGGGGCAAGGACGGCCAGACCCGCATCAACTGGGGCCGTGTCGCCAAGGCCCGCGCCCGTCTTCTCGCCGCCATCGGCTGATCGGATAACCCATGCCTGAGTTCTCCCCCAAATCGCTCATGACCACCCTGGGCGACACTGGCCTTCGCGCCTACGGGGGGTTCATCACGGAGGAATATCTTTCGGAGCTGACCGGCTCCAAAGGGCTCAAGACCCTCCGTCGCATGGCGACGAACGATCCAACGGCTGCGGCCATGGTCGGCGCTTGCAAGCAGATGGTCCAAGGGGTGGAATGGACCGTCACCGCGGCGAAGGATTCAGGCGACGAAGGCGAACAGGCCAAGCTCTTTGTGGAAGAGCTGCTTGAGGACATGGACACGCCTTTGAGCGATGTCGTCTCCGAAGCCGTGACGATGTTCGAGTATGGCTTCGCCCCGTGCGAGGTCACGCACAAGCAGCGCAACGGGAAGGGGAGCAAGTTCAGCGACGGCCGCTTCGGCATCAAGGAAATCTCCCTGCGGGCCCAGACAAGCCTGATCCGGTGGGAGATGGACCGGGAGACGGGCGCCGTCCTCGGGATGCACCAGCAAACGACTTGGAAGGGCCAACAATACATCCCGCGCGAAAAGCTCGCTTTGTTCCGCACCACCGCGAACAAGGGCAACCCTGAGGGCCAGTCGATCCTTAGGGCGGCGTATCGGCCTTGGTACTTCAAGACCAAGATCGAAGAGATCGAAGCGGTCGGCATCGAGCGCAACAACGCGGGCCTTCCCCTCATCAAGATCCCGGGTCGGTATCTCGACCCAAACGCGGACCCGCAGGAAAAAGCCTTCGCTCAGGCCATGGCGGCTTTGGGTTCTCGCATCCGCAAGGACCAGCAAGACGCCATCGTCGTGGCCTCGGATCGCGACGCGAACAACGTCCCGTTGCTGGAAGTCTCTCTCCTCACCACGGGGGGAAAGACCTTTAGCGCGACCGAAGTGATCCAGCGCTATGACCGGGCCATGGCTCGCTCCATCCTCGCGGACTTCATCTTTTTGGGTGAAGGAAGCGCCGGGTCTTTTGCGTTGTCATCAGACAAGACCGCGCTCTTTGCCCAGGTGGTGGGCCACTACCTCAAGCGGATCGCGGACACCCTCAACCGGGATGTGCTTGACGTCCTGTGGAGGTTCAACGGGCTGGACCCAAAGCTCCGGCCAAGCCTCTCGCCTGGCGACCTTGAGAACCGCAACATCACCGAGATCGTCGGGTCGCTGGTGCAGATGGGGGCCGCTGGGGCGACGGTGTTCCCAGACCGCGAACTGGAAAACCATCTCCGCAAAATGCTTGGCGTCCCGCTCGCGCCCGAGGAGGGCTTGGGCGACCAGGGCGCGCCGGGAATGGGTGAAGAAGACTGGCAACTCCCCCCAGGCAGGGGCTGACGAAAGGACACGATCATGCGCAGTGAGATCTTGAAAGCTGCGGTTCAGGCCGCTCACGAAGCCGAGGCTGAGGCGATTGAGAAATCCAAGGTGCGTTACCGTGGTGTGACCATGAGCAGGGCGCAACGGCGGCAAGTCGCCATGGAAGGCGCAAAGCCCATTGAAGGCAAAGGGAATTGGGCGCGTGTCGGAACCGGAAGGGGTTCATTCTACATCGGCGGCGCACGATTTGGCAAAGAGCCCAACAACCTGCTTTCCCCAGCCAAACGCAAAAAGTGACCTTCCTCTGCGAGCCCATCCACAAGCGGGGCGAACAGGTCGAGACCATTGAGCAACTGGCGGAGAGCTTGGAGCCGGGCCTAGCCCGCCAAGTCCGCCAGATGCTTGATGACCACGCCGACGACGTTCCTCTCGACGCCTTGGAAGAGGCTTTGAGGGGAGGGGACAACGGGGCGGTGATCGCCATCGTCGGCGAGATGCGCAAGGCCCGCATCCAGGCTGTTGTGGACACGCTCCAAAACGTCGCGTGGGCGGGGGGCCAGTTGGAGGCAGGGCGGCCCGTCCTCACAGGGGCGGAGTTCACGTTTAACCGGCTCAACCCGACCCTGACCCAATGGCTGGACACCTATAGCCTCAACCTCATCCGAGAGATCGGGGAAGGAACGCGGGCCAGTGTTCGGGGGGCCTTGCTGGAAGGGATGCGATCGGGGGAGGGGCCCATCGCCACCGCCCGGCGGATCAAGGACGTGGTGGGGCTGACTGAACGCCAAAGCCAAGCCGTGCAAAACTATAGGCGCGAGCTGGAGACGATGCACGAAAAGCTTTCTGCAAAAGCCTGGGGCCTTGGCCGCGAGATTGACCGCCGCAACGGGCGGCAGGTGGACAGCAACACCGACGGGATCAACCGCTATCGCCTCCGAGACTTCCGATACGACGGGGTAACGCAAAGGGCGCTGCAAACGGGCGTCCCTCTCAAGCCTGAGCAGATCAACCGCATGGTCGCGGCCTATGCCCGGAAGTATCGGAGGCATCGGTCCGAAAACATCGCAAGGACTGAGACCCTTCGCGCGGCGAACGCGGGGGCCAATGAGACCTGGCGACAAGCCATCGCCTCTGGCCAAGTGGACGGAAACCTCGTTCGCAAGCGCTGGATCATCGGGAACGACGAGCGTGTGTGTCCCCGTTGCCGGCCGATCCCAAGCCTCAACCCGCCCAAGGGCATCCGCATGGAGCAGGCGTTCCGGACGCCCAACGGCTCCGTGATGCTCCCTCCTGAGCATCCGCAATGCCGCTGCATGACAACCTACCGGCTCTATGAGCCCGAACAACTCCAACCCGGAGAGTGATCCATGACCACGCCTCGCTTGATGCGCCGCCTGATGCTCAAGGCAGGCTATGCGCCCGTCGATGTCGCTTTGGAGGCCCCGCAAGTGGTGAATTTGGAGCCGACCCAAGAGCCAGCCCCAGAGCCTAAACCAAAGGGCAAAGCGAAAGCCGCTCCTGTCGTTGAGGCGGATGCGCCAGAAGCCGCCGCCGAAGAGGCCTGATTGATGCGCAACGCGATCCTAAAGGCCGCAATCGCCGCCGCTCACGCTCAAAGCGTGCCAGTGGCCAAAGCCCTGCCCAAGCCCCTCTATGTCTGCCGCTCTGTCCTGAATGGGATGGAGCTTCAACTATGGGCGAAAGGGCAGGGGTTCCGGTCCATGCTTCCCGTCGAGGACTTGCATGTGACCGTCTGCTACTCAAAAGCCCCGATCAACTGGCAACAGGTGGGGGACGATTGGGCAGACCGGCCGGATTGGGGTGGGGATGTGGGCTTGGTTCGCGCCTTGAGCCCTGCAAACCGGCAGGAGCCGTGGGAGCCCTCAGACCCTCCCGGCTCGCTCCGCATCCGGGACGGAGCCCGCACGGTGGAGCGCTTGGGGGATCAAGGCGCGGTGGTGTTGAAGTTTGACGCCCCCGTGCTGGTTTCCCGCTGGGTCCGGTTCCGGGAGGCCGGGGCCTCTTGGGATTATCCCGCCTACAGCCCGCATGTGACGATCACCTACAAGGCGGGGGATCTGGACCTCTCCAAGGTGGAGCCCTTCACGGGCGACATTCTCCTCGGACCCGAGGACTTCAAGCCCTTGGAAACAGACAAGGAATACGACGAAGAGGACGGGGACGCGGACTAATCCCCGAAGGCAAACCAAGCCCCATACTCCGGGGCCATGGAACACGTTGAGAAAATCCGCTTTCCAAAGCCGCCTAAGGCTCTTACCGCCGCCGCCGAGCAGGGCGGTAACGCCATCCTGCGGGCAAGCAAAAAGCTCCCAAAAGTCCGATTAGCCAAGCCGCGCAACCCTTTCGCGGCGGGCACGTCGGCCACTCTCCGCCGCGCTTCGCAATCAGCCGCCACGATGCGCACCGCAGCGGCAGGGTTGGCGGCGCTTCCAGGCGTTGGATGGGCAGGGGGCGCGCTTGGTGGGGCGCTGGGAGGCCCTAAGGGCGCGGCGGCGGGCTTCGCCGGAGGCGCGGCTCTTGATTACGCCGCGACCGCAGCCCTTGGCCTGATGGCCGGACGCCGGGCCAAGGCCGCAGGCTACCTCTCCCGCCGAAAAGAGCGGAAGGATGGGGTGTATAAGGCGCGGAAAAGCCTTCCCATCCCGTGGCGAAACGCCCCTGCGCGTTGGATGGACCACGAAAAGACGAAGCAAGCGATCCTTGATCGCGCCGAACGGTATGATCGTTTTGCGAGGGCTCCTGGAAAACGCGCAGCCGGCGGCAAGGCGCGCCAAGAGATTGCACGGGCAGAAGCCGCGCGCTTGCGGGGCCTAGTCCGTGACGGGGCGGCATGGTCATTGTTTGGCCGGGGCGGTGCAGACGCACCCGCTGGGTTTGACGGGGCTCCAGGCCGCGCCAAGCTTGAACAAGACCGCGCCAAGGCGAAGGCCGCCGCCTCCCGCCGCAACGACAAAAACCGGGACGGCTGGATCGACGGCCAAAAGCCAAAGGGCGCGAAGCCTCGCAAGACGGCCGCACCCGCTGCGCCAACGCCCGCGCCAAAAGGGTTTGCAGGACAGATTAACGAAATCGCGCGCAGCGTTGAAACATCTATTCCAGGGGGAGGCAAGTTCGCTCACAAGGCGTCGATTGCGGAAATTTACGACGCTTATGGCCGAAAGCAGCCTGACGCTGGCTCATTGGCAGCATTTAAGGCGCGACTGCTAGACGCGCATAACAAGGGCGAGATTGACCTACTACCGCTGGACGATCCGAAATCTATGGACCCAGCACTCCGCGCGCGAAGCGCAATCAAGGGCGATAGCGGCACAGACTATTATTTTGTCGATCGTCGGCGCGCGACGGAAGCCCCGCAAGCCAAGCCCGAGACCACCGGCGACAAGATCCGCCGCGCCTCTCAGACCAAGATCAAAGGCGACCCGCAAGCCGAGCACGCGGAAGCCTCTCGCGCCTATCGGGATGCTCTGGACGCGCAGCAAGCGAACCAGCGCGCAGGGATGCAGGCGGCGGGACGTGCTCGCCGAGCGTCGGAAGGATCAAAGCCAAGGGCGCGCGACGCCGATGGCGCAGCGGGCCACCGTGGCGCGCTGAAAGGCCACGCGGCCGAAAGGGGGCGCAAGGCGCGAGCTGCACAAGCGGGGCCGTTGGCCTCACAGGCTAAAATTGACCGCGAAGTCGCCCGCACGGGCGAAGCCCTTCGCCGGGCAAGCGCCAAGCTTGACGCCATGAAGGAACAACGTCGGCTCGACTCCATGCCGAGCGCTGAGCAGATGCGCGCCGACAATGACAAGATGATGCGCCGGCGCTTGGCCGAACTGGACGCCGGCATCAAAGCGAAGAAGGATGCGGCGCAGGCTCGGAGGGAAAACGATGCGGCGCTCTTGCGGGTCCATGAAACAAACACCATGGGCCGCAAGCGCCGGCGCAAGGTAACCGTTGAGCCCATCTCTAAGGCGTACACCTTCAGCTTTGAGAAGGCGGACGTGACCGGACGCTATGTCCGCGGCTGGGCGAACGTGGTGGAGATCGACGGCGAGCCTGTGGTGGACGTGCAAGGCGACATCATCGCCATGGATGAGATGCGCAAAGCCGCGCACGATTACATCTCCAACGCCCGTGAGGCGAAGGCGATGCACGATGGGGACCGTATCGGGGATGTGGTGGAGAGCGTCATCATTGATGACGACTTCGCCAAGGTCCACGGTGTGACCCACAACAAGCGCGGCTGGTGGATCGGGATGGAGATTCACGACCCTAAAGCAAGGGAAAATGTAAGAACAGGTCGGTGGAGAAGTTTTTCCATCGGTGGATCAGGAAAAAGAACCGAGATCGGCAAGCGGGCAGACCGCACCATGAATCTTCTTAAGGGCAAAGCAGCGCACCCCGTAAAGCGCGCCGCCTAACCCAAAATCAACCTCACGCCAACACCCAGACCCGCCCCTTACCCGGGCGGGTTTTTCTTTGGAGCAAAGGCCGGATGACCCGCCCCACCCCCACCAAAAAACGCCTCAGCGACATGAAGATCACTGAGGTCTCGCTGGTCGATGAGCCAGCCAACCAGCACGCGCGCTCTGAAATCGTCAAGCGCGCGGACCCATCCACCAAGGAGACCAACATGAGAAAGTACGCTGAGACTGATCTTGACCAAGACGACGACATCGACCTTGTCGAAGCCGATGAAGCCGACCTTGACGCAGAGGATGACGCGGAAGGGGACGATGACGACCTGACAGAAGAAGAACTTGACGACGCCCTCGACATTATTGAGGCGGCTTTGGAAGACGACCCAGAGGATGAGGGCGTGGTCAAATTGGCCAAGTTTGCCCGCTACGCCGTCAATGCGTTGGCGGCGATGGAAGACCTCGAAGAGGCTGTGGCCGAGGGCGCGGAGGAGATTGTCAAGCGCGACGCTGTGATCACCGAGATGGAAGGCCAAATCCGCAAAATGGGCGCCGAGCCCGTCTCCAAGCGGGCTGAGCAAATCGACCTCTCGACGCTCTCCGAGCCGATCCGCAAGCAGCTTCAAGAGGGCTCGATCGCCCTTGAAGAAGTGGCGAAGATGCGGGCGAGGGAGGAGCAGCGGGAGTTTATCGCCAAAGCCTCCGCGGACGGCATCGACGCCAATGCAGCGGCGGTGATGTTCCGGGTTTCCAAGAACCTCGCCACCTCGGCCGACGTCGGCGCCCTTTGGGAAATCCTGAAGCGCGCGGAAGCGGCGATCCAAGCCTCTCCCATGCTGAAGAGCTTGGGCGAAGCGGGCGGTGGCGACGCCACCGTCGAAGGCCGGATCGCGCACGAAGCCGAAGCGATCTTTAAGAGCGCGCGCTCTGCTGGCGAGCCCATGACCATGGAGCAAGCCGTGGCCAAGGCGTACCGCGAGAACCCCTCCCTTTACGAGGAATATCAGCGCAGCCGCAAAGCCCGCTGAGCCTTTTTGACTGTAACCCGTTCAATTTACCCCTAAGGCGCGCAAGCGCTTTAGGTCGAAGGAGATTGCCTCATGGCAGCTTATTCCGACGCGCACCGCCTGAGCCTTGTCGCCGGCGCGGACCTGCGCACCCACCAATACAAATTTGTCGCGCTTGGATCGTCGGGCACGGCGGGCCAAGCGGTCCTTGCTGGAACCGCCGGGATGCCGACGCTTGGCGTTCTCGTCAACAAGCCGAACACAGGCGAGGAAGCCCTTATTATCACGGGCGGCAAGGTCAAAGTGAAAGCGGGGGCCTCGATTTCTGCAGGCGCGCTTATCACGACCGACAACGCTGGCCTCGCGGTCACCGCCACCGCGGGCGCTGTCGCCACCACCGACGTGACCGGCTCCAACATTGTGGGCCAGTACCTCGGCGCCGCATCAGCCGCCAGCGGCGACGTCATTGAAGTGCTGATCGGGGGCCGCATCGGCGTCCTGCCGTAAGCCCTTCCTCTCTCAATCCACAATCCAACATGAAAGGGAAAGGCGATGCCGTTCCTCCCCTCTGACGTTCACGTCAACACCCCGCTCACCAACTTTTCGGTGGCGATCATCCAAGACAAGGCGAAGTTCATCGCCGCCAACGCCTTCTCGGCTATCCCGGTCGCCAAGCAGTCCGACATCTTCTACAAGATCCCCCCGGGTGCTTTCCACCGCCGGGAGATGAAGCGCCGGGCCCCCGGCGCTCCGGTCGAACGCGCTAACCTGCTAACCGACAGCGACACCTATCGCTGCGACAGTTTCTCGCTCGGCACGGAAGTCCCGGACGAGACGAAGGCCAACGCCGACGCGGCGATCAACCCCGATTTTGAGGCGACGGAGTTCCTGACCCATCAGGCCCTCCTGAACCGGGAAAAGGCTTTCGCCGACACCTTCTTCAAAACCTCGGTCTGGACCGGCGATCAAACGGGGGTTTCCGGTGCCCCCGGCGCCAACCAGTTCAAGCAGTGGAACGACGAAACCTCGACCCCGATTGAGGACGTGCAACGGCTCTCAACCGTCATTCACCAGCGCACCGGCTTCCGGCCTAACACCATGATCGTGGGTCGCCCGACCTTCGACGCGCTGTTGAACCATCCCGACATCATCGACCGGGTGAAGTACGGCCAGATCGCCGGCGGGCCTGCGATGGCGGACCTCAACATCATGGCCCAGCTTTTCAAAGTGAGCCGGGTGTTGGTGGGCGACGCCATCGAAAACACGGCCGGGGAGGGGGCTGCGGATTCCAACAGCTTCATCTTCGGCAAGGCGGCGATGCTTTGCTATGCGGGATCTCCGGGCCTGCGGTCGGTGTCGGCTGGCCATATGTTCTCATGGCGCGGCATGAACGGGACCGGCTCCACCGGCACCCGCATCCTGCAACGCCGGGACGATGCGATCCGCTCCGACGTCTTCGAGATCGACGACTACTTCGATTACAAAGTCATCTCGGCCGATTTGGGCGTCTATCTCGCGTCGGCGGTGGCATAAGCCAGCGCCTACACCAGCGAGCCGCAGGGGACCGCGCCCAAGCCCTGCGGCTCGCTTTTCTGTGTGAGGTTTCATGCGCGAAGCGCCTTTCTCTCCCGCCTTTGCCTACGTCGCATCCCGTCCATTGACTATCGACGGGGTGGACTATCTGCCAGGCGATCCGATCCCTGAGGGGGTGCTTAAAATGAGGCGTCTTCGTCAGCTCTACGAGCAACGCAAGATCAGCCCGCACGCGCCGGCGTTTTTGTCCAACGGGGCGGCCATCGCGCGCAAGCTTCGGGAACAAGCCGAGGCGGAAGCGGGGGAGGGGGTCGCAGAAGACGCCAGCGAGGCGCTGGATGCGCTTGACGCTTCGTCGGGTGTGGACGGGGCCGAAACCCCGCAACCCGCACCCAAGGCCCGCCAATCGCGAAAGAAGGGGTAAGCCATGAGCAGTTGGTCCAGGCTCGCCGCGCCATTGACTCTGAACCAAGCGGGCGCGCGCACCGCCTCCACCGCCTCGACAGGATCAACTCCGGTCGCTTTGCCGACGTTGGGGCCTGATCGCCTGATCCGGGTTCACGCCACGCACGCGGCTTGGATCAATTTCGGCCTTGGCTCTGGGGAAGCGGCCGCCGCCGCCACCGTCGCCGCCACGTCCATCCCCCTTGTGGTGGGGGTTGAGGTGATGCGGGTTCCGGTCGGCGCCACCCATTTCGCCGTCATCCGCGACGCTGCGGACGGCAACGTCACCATTCACGCGGCGGGGTAGGTCATGGCCCTGACAGTTGAAAACGGAACCGGCCTTTCTGAGGCCGACAGCTATACCGGCCTGACTTACGGCACGACATATGCCGAAAACAGAGGCTGGGCCGATTACCTGGCGGCGACCGACGCGGCGCGCGAGAAGGCGCACCGGGAAGCCTTCGCCTATATCAACACAGTGGTCCGGTATAAGGGCACGCGCCTCACCGCAAACCAAGCGGGAGAGTTTCCAAGGGCGGACCTTGCGGATTGGTCCGGCTTCATCGTCACCGGCGTCCCGACGAAGGTCAAACACGCCGAGATGGAGCTGGCCCGCAAAGCCCTCTCCGAAAGCCTCTATGTCGATCTTGACCGGGGCGGGCTCATCAGCGCGGAAAGCGTGGGGCCGATCTCTGTGAGCTATCAGCCGGGCGCGCCCGTGGGGAAGATGTTCAGGGCGGCGATGGCGCTACTTGAGCCCTACGTCCGCGACAGAAACCAGCTTTACGCCATTGCCAACTCCGGCGCGGCGACGGTTCCCGAGAGCCCCGTTTTTGAGATCGGGATGCACGATGGGGGCGATCCCACATGACCGCCTACGCCTCCCAGATCGCCCTTGCAGACCGCATGGTCCGAGCCAAGGGCCGGGTGGTGACGCTCACAAGGCCGGGGCTTCCCGTTGACCCGGTGACGCAAATGCCTGCGGGCTCGGAAGTCACCTACACCGCCCCGATGCTTGGCATCGCATTGAGTGCGGGGAAGGCGGCGCAACTGTTCGGCGCAAGCGCCAACGTGTCAAAAGCCCGCCTCTCTTGCACCATGGCCCTCTCAGGGGTGACGCAATCCCCACAAGAAGGGGACCGCTTCACCTGGGCAGGGGTCCAATACCGCATCATCACCGCCCCCGAACTCCTCAATCCAGACGGGGCCGCATCCATCATCGCAACCTTTATCGCGGAGGCGTAAATGCGTTCGGAAATCCTCAAGGCCGCTGTTCAAGCGGCGCACGCCGATGAAGCGCAATCGGTTCAGAAGGCTTGGAAGCGGTTCAAGAACAGCCCCCGCCAAGCAAGCTCTGACTGGTCCAACGCGTACAAAGAACGGACCCTTCAGGGGGACAAGTCCCCGGTGAACAACCGCAAGTATGAGATGGGCGTTGGGCCTAAGCTTCCGGGCTACCAGCCGCGCTTTGGCACGGGCGGCTACAAGGAATACTTCGCCAACCCAAAGACGCAACGGAAGGTGGAGCGCAAGGCGAAGGCGGGGGCCGGTGCGTCCAGCACGACGCAACGCATCATCAGCGGCAACCTGCGCCGGCAAGGCTCTTACAGCCCGAAGCGCTTCCAGTTCACGCCGTGACCCATGGCCGACCCGCAAACCTTTACAGCCACGGTGAACGCCTGGATCGCGCAACGGCAGGACGCCCTTCAAAAGGTGGCCAGGTCTTCGATCCAAGACGTGTGCGATGCGGTCATTGAAGGGACGCGGTTCGACACCGGCAACCTGCGCAGCCAATGG